ATGTTTCAAAGGAATAATACCTCTAGTAGCAGCAATAAAGAAAGACATATCGTTTCCGTAAACGGAACGAGTCTTCTCATAAGCTTTCTCTAAAGGTAGAACCTCATTAGTCTTTGAAGCTCTAACGAAAGGATCAAATGTGCCTTGACCATTTCTCCACGAATCTTCAATCCTCAAAATATCTGACTCAATTTCAGGATCAAGAATACGTGGACATAAAGGATCACCATCCTCACCAAGCTTCATCCACTTGGATTTTGAACCACCATAACAAACACCTGAAGATGTCTGATTATTCATACCTCGGACTATTCCTGAACCATCTCCATCTAATGCTTGCTGTAAAGAACGAACAGAGAAAAATCCTGGTTGATTTTCCTCAAAGTCACGTGCAATACCTGAAACGGATTTACCAGTACTGGCAATACCATAAAGATAATCATCCATGGCCTTATCCATGAGATTAATAGGCACATCCATCTTAGGTGTATTAAACTTAAGAAGTGTAGTGTTAATCTGTGATGATCCATTAACAAATTTTGGAGGTCGTGATGAAAGTTCACCAAATTCCTCCTCAATTTGCTTATTTCCATTACGAAAATAATAATCTTCAGCTCGAGGTTTATACAACTTTTGATTCTTATCAACAATGACTCCTAATGATACTATAGGAGTAATGCTCGCTTTCAAAACGTCTGTAACATAAGAAGTCTCACCATCAATAATAGAGAGATCCTTCTTATTATTCTTAAAAATAGCATCAGGAGGTAATGAAGCTACTAAAATACTAGATTCTTGCTTCAACGTTTCTCGAGCTACATTAAGTGAAGACTTATCTATAGCTAAACAATACCACTTATTAGAAGAAGTACCTGCGATGTGAATACCAATAATCGAATTATTATAAATTAATGGTTGTCCACAATCGCCATCACTAGATCTGTGATTTAAGGCTTCACATTCATAAACCATTTGAGTTTGAATACCCGCGGTAGTTTTATATCGAATAGGTTGATCAAGCATCCTTGCCCTAACCAATACTTCTTTCCATACACCTGTCTCACAATTCTTGTGAAGATAAGAACACCCAGCTTGCGCTGGTAAAGTTCCATCTTCGGCAAAATACTTCAGAAAATTCTTTCCTGGAGGCATATTAGGTAAATGGACAAGGGAAGCATCTAATAATTTAGTGCTAAATAAACCACTTTTCTTCTTAAGTGATTCAATATGTGTTTGAGGTACATCAATATTCTTATACTGAGCACCCTGCTTTCCTCCATAACTAATAATAATATCTTGTAAACCTGTTAATGATAAAGCATGTCCTGGGACCAGTCTTTCTGATCCCATTGGCAAAGTTTTAACAATAGATGATACTCCATTATTAACAACTTTTGCTTCGGCAATACCCTTAGCAATATCTGCCAATACCTGCTCTTTAGTCATAGTACGTGCTTCATGTGCGGGGCGAGGTTTATTGATAAAATAACCCAAATTATCAGAATTTGTTTTCTTTGGAGGTGCTACAAAACTAACACCTTCACAATCATGATCATTATCATCAATAATTTTGGTAATATTTGAAGAAATGTTATTATCTTCAGATTTACCAACTATCTTATGAACTACTGATAATGATCGAAATATTGCTGTAAGCGCAATTGCTCCGGTTGCAAATAAAATAGCATAAGCTGAATAACGAGCCTTATTAAATTCGGAAATGTATTTT